TTAGAATAGTCGGTTCCTTCACGGTTAACTCCAGCTCTATATGTTAATTTTTGTAATGGCATTATTTACCTTCAAAGAGTGCTTTTTCATCTAATCTACGGATTTGTAAACCTCGTAGTATTTTACCACCTGCACGACAATACTTCACTAACGATTCCATAGCCGCTTTTTTATCGCCACGAAGCAACGCCTGACGGAGTGTTGATCTTTGAAAGCATCCAAGGCCCAAATTGAAGCAAAAACTAATAATAGCGTCAAATTCATGTTGTCTAAGAGGCACGTTAGGTAGCATCTTATGTACTCCAAGCTCGAAGCGCTTGAGATCTGATTTAAGAATTCCATCTATTTCAGCTTCCGTAAAAGTTCTGTTCCAAGATTCAGGCAATGATTTGCCATCCCCGATAAGATGACCAACACCCACAGTATACAGGTTTGCAGGGCAACGGTAGGGACGATTACGCACACCTTCATGATGTTTAATAAGTTTGATAGCACGTTCTGATACCTTCACTTATTTCTTTTCCCAAGTTCTTGAACCAAAGTAGAAACCAATAATTGATGCTACGATAGCCATTTCATCTGTTGAAAATACTTCTTGTGAAGCTACAATAAAGTCAACGCCAGAATACATAGCCCACGCTAATGATACAAAATTAATAAGCACTAGTTCACCTACAAAGATAAATGCTACTACAGGTCTTACCATAGCATTCCAATTCTTAACTGTTTGAGAACCACCTTCTACTAATTTCTTATCGTGGTCATATAAAGCTACACGTTCTTGTGCGTACGTTTCTGCATATGTACCTTCTAGCTCTATAGCTGCTATTTTTTCTTGAGCTACAAAGCCTTTCTCTGCCATAGCCATTGCTTGTGCATTTTGTAGTTGAGCCATTTCACGCTCATGCTTTTGATCGCCACGTTGTTGAAAAAAACCTAAAATGTTTGGTAGCCCCGCAGTAGCGAAGCCGAGAATCGAGGAGAGGATGGATAGCATATTTAATTTCCTAGTGGGTTAGTAACAGCCTTTTTAAGGGCTTTCATATCTTCTTTTACATTAGCTACAGTGTCAGTTATCTTGTCTTGAGACGATCTAGCTACACTGCTTGCTTCAATTGCTTTACCATAAGCTTCATTAGCCTTTTCTAAAGCACGGTTATTAGACATCATTACATCTACTAATTGACGTTCAGTAGATTTAGATCTGTCTTCTAATACAGTAATGCGTGTTTCTACATTACTCATTTTCTTTACTTCGTCAATCGTACTCTGCAAGTCGTTGAAGAGGGTTATTCCGTAATAGATTGGCCCACCGATTGCGGTTAAGAGAATCGAACCGATCACCAACATTTGTTTCGGAGAGAAGTGAGAGAGTAAACTCTTGAATTCGTCCATATTCATTTTCCTGTTCTAATTTAATATATTCTTCTATTTGTTGCTGTTGCATGCTGTATGAAGCATTAATAAGCTGCATACTCATTACTATGCCAAATCCTGGCACAATTTCTTTGCCTTTAGGAAGTGATGTTTCCTTTGATGAGTCTTTCTTCTCCGCTGAGCTGGAGGCTGATGAGGTCGTTGTCAAGCTGGTTGATACCGCCCCTGTAGCCGATGTCATCGTAGTACCTTGTACGTCTTTTGATATTGTAGGTACAGTAGCAGTTAGGTCTTGTACCGTTACAGTTTCCACAGATATTGCTGGTGCGATCTGTTGATTCAACACACTGGTTGGATTCATTGGACTTATAGGACTGATTGGAGATGTTGGATTGTTTACATTCGTTGCCGTCATTTTGCAAGTATTGTATATTTCCGACCAAGTTGTCCAAGTTGGAGATCCATACGGATCCGAGCAGATCGAAATTCTTTGCTCTTGAGATAATCCTTCGAATCCAGCTTGGCATGTTAATGTTCTCGTTTCAGTAGATTCAATGCACGTTGGAGGATCTGGCGTGCAGTTGTTAGAAGTTGTTGTCCAACCTGTCCAAGTTTGTGCAGTACAGTCATAAGACCTACTTTGATTAATAGCACCTGATTGGTGAACTGGGCAAGATAAGGTTTGATACTCAACTTGAGGGCTACAAACTGGGACTTGATATACGCTACAATAAGGGTCATTCGGTCTATACCATCCACAATAATGTTGCTCCAAAGCAATATCAGTTGAGATGCCTTGGCAGCGCATTGATCCTTGAAGATACCAACCTTCTTCTGTATTTGCAAAAGAGCATGACCAAGCATACGCATTATTCCTTAGTATTAGAAGGAGTAGGAAGAGTGTAATTCTGGCCATATAATTTTTTAAACCTCTCAGGATTTGTTTCATACCAAGCTTTCTTAGCAGCAGCACCTACAGATCCGCCCATAGGGCAAGGGCTACCGCTCATCTCCATAGCATCCCATACTTTAGGATCTTGACATAAGACTGACACAGCAGCTACTTTAAGACCTAAGTCATTTAATGTTTTAGCTAACTTAATCTTTACGCAGTTCTCATCTAGTAAAACAGTACCACCTGATAGAGAGATAAAACCTAAATTACCCGCTGCACTAATAGGAACAGCACAAACATCTTGTGAGAATGCAGACATACTAGGTGCCATAGCACTAGGCACTGGCATTCCTTTTTGATTAATAGTTGTTGTATCTGCATGCGCTTGATGTACGCAAACAAGCAAACAAAGTGTAATTAAAACGCCAATTAAAATTTTCATATTAGTCATCACTACAATAAAAAGCACTTAATAAATAAAAGGTATCTGATATAACAGTTTTCATTTTGTGTGGTGTAAATCCTTTTAATACGATCACATCACCTGGATACATAAGCACGCCAGTTTCTTCAATATACATAACGTTATTACCGCTAATAGCTGCTAAAACTGTAACAGCACAAACTCTATTTTCAAACTCTGGTTTAATGTTGTAATTCTGGTCCATTTCATACAATGGTCTGTCTATATGTAACTCTATTTTTTCACCATCTTGTGCGTTAATAAAATTAACACCCGTACCAAAGCTATAATCGTAATCAATATTAAACTCTGATTGAGTAATAAATGTAGCTAGCTTATCAAGCACATGTTTTGCATTTTTTAATGTAAAGCCTGGATATCCCCTGTTAGGATATAACTGATCTTCTTTTAATGATGAGTATTGGCTTTCACCAAACTCTAAAAAACTTTGGCACTCTGAAGGAGTTAAAGCGTCTTTAAATAATATATAATCCATAATATTTTAATACGAAATAGTTACGTATCCATTACCTCCACTATTATAAGTAAATCCTGTAAAGAACCAAAATGATTGGCCGCCATTACCTTGTGTATTTGTCGTTGCAAAGTTAATACCTGACACAGTATTTCCAACAAAAAAACCACCCGCATTTAGTACTGAATATTGAGTTGAATATGCAGAGTATACTCTAGAACCTCGTTCTGGGTTAGATGCAACTAGTCCAGTACCTGCTGCTAGTGTTAATTGGAAAACAAATTGACTACCATCGTAAAATACACTGCCGCCTATAGAATTATATAAAAATGGGTAAGTAGATATTAATGTAGTACGTATTGCCTCAAGTTGACCAGTTCCTGACCCTTGACTATAGCTACCACTATAAGATGCTGTTATACTTGATGCTGCTCCACCATTTGATCCTGTAGATGAAGATCCTCCAGCTGGAATAACATTAGATCCACCTCCAGCTCCTGCAGCCCCACCACTACCACCAACAGAGCCAGCACCACCAGCAGCTCCAGCAGCAGCAGCCAATACAGTTCCACCTAATAAGAATGCGGATGAACCACCACCACCACCACCAGAACCATTACCACTTGCAGTACCTGCACTACCACTTGCATAACCTGTACCACCACTACCCCCAGCAGCGGTATAAAAACTGTTTGCCCCAAATCCGCCACCAGAGCCTACAGTAACTGTATATGTTTGACCTGGAGTTACAGCAACAGTACCTGTTACAACTTGACCGCCTGTACCAGCAGCGCCATTGTAAGTAGTTCTACTTGTATTTAAAAAATTACCGCCTTGTCCACCACCACCGCCAGCTACAGTTAAGTTAACTGATGTAACGCCTGTCGGAGCGGTCCATGTTGAACTTGATGAAAAAGTAACCACATTAGCATTAATGGGTGTAACTTTAATATATCCATTTCCACCAGCACCACCTGCGCCTCCTGTGGCTCCAGATTGAGCAGCTCCGCCACCACCACCTCCACCACCTGTGATTCCAGCAGCACCTGAACTAGTTCCTGCATTACCTCCAGTACCTCCAGATGATGCAATGCCTGAACCACCACCACCACCACCAGCGCAATCGCCTGCTCCACCATCGGTACCAGCAGAGCCTGCACCTGTACCTGTTGCTGCAGGAGATGGGCTTACATGAACTCCGCCACTTGGTCCAGAACCTCCTCTAGCACCATTTCCTCCAGTTCCTCCGTTAGACGTAGCTCCTGTACCACCTGTGCCGCCTGCACCAAAACTAGGGCCTGGATCACCACCGCAGCAGTATGCTCTAGCTCCTATGCCACCATTGCCACCATTAGCAGTTAAAGAAAATCCTGTTGTAGCTGTACCAGCTGAACCATTAGAAGAATTACTACCACTAGTGCCACCACTACCAGCGCCACCTGAGCCCACAGTTACAGATAAAACCTGTCCAGGAGTAACGGCTACGGTTGAAGTTACACGGCCACCACCACCACCGCCACCACCTCCACCAGCCCATTGGTAATTAGAATTACCGTCAGGTTTAGAAGCACCGCCTGATCCACCACCTCCGCCACCTATTAAATCAACAGCAAGAGAAAATACACCAGCAGGTACGGTATATGAATAAGTGCCTGGACTTGTATAGGTTGTAGGGCCTACTGAGTCTGGATAAAATTGTTTTCCAATACCGCTTTGCGTAACAAGTCCTACAACTACATCTTTCCATGTGCCTGATTGTTTAACGTATAAACGTTGTACTGTTTTCCAAACGCCACCTGATTTTACATATAAAAATGGCATGGTTAGACCACTTGGTACCAGATATCTCCATCTGATCCTCCTGTTGGAGTGCTTGTTGAAACTGTTTTTACACCTGTAGCATTTGTGCCAATGGTTGCTCCTCCAACTGTAACGCCAGATAATGTACCACCTGTGATTGCTACAGCATTAGCATTTTGAGATGCCATAGTTCCTAAATTGCCTACAGTTGATTGAACAAAAGCAGTTGTAGCAACATTAACTGAGTTATCCCCAGTTGCTGGTGTTGTTGCAACTGCACTTGCTGCACCAGTTAGTGTTGTGCCAGCACCTACTAATTGAGATGTGTTGACTGTGTAAGTACCAGCACCACCAGATCCTGTTCCAAATCCAGTGACAAGCGTGCCAGATGATACACCAGAGCCAGTAACTCTTTGACCAATAAATATTGTGCCACTTGCTACCGCTGTGACGTTAAGAACTGTACCTGCAGCACCAGAGCCATTGCTAATACCGCCTGTAAATGATGATGCAGTATAAGCACCTAAAACACCAGCAGCTAAAAAGTTTCCTGTGTTAACCTGGGCTCCAGTAACAGATAAATTACCATTAACTGTAAAGTTACCAGCAGATCCTGTTTGTGCAGAGTAGAATCCAGTACCTGTACCAGATTGATTAGTTGAATCACAATAACATTGTGCAGTAACTCCAGATGGAACTGATAAAGATATAGCTCCTCCAGAAGCTGACATTGTTACTGTTTGTCCAGTTCCGTTCTTAATAATATAAAATTTGTTTTGCAATGGAGCTGTAATTGTAACTGTAGATGCTGGGGTGCCTGTAAATAACAATACGGCATTTCTGGATTCATCTGTAGTTCCATTAAAACTAGTCAGCGTGTAGGTTGTAAGACCAGTAAGATCAATACCATCTACGCCTGTAACGGCTTGTTCTACTAAGTTTAAATTATTATTGGTA